TCGTAGAGCATTGCAAGACATCTACGGAGTTAACGTATTATCTGCTATGATTATAGCTGAGAAATATAAAGAAATGGAAAGGATAATGCGTAGTAATCGTAGGATTCAATCCGAAAATGAAGAGCTAAGGGGAGAGAAATGGAGGCATAGAAAATATGTACTTGCAGAAAACATTAAAGCTGAATTAGGGTATAAATGAAGTTATTTTTTATTGTGTTAAGCGTGTTTTTATCCAGCTCTACGGAGCTGGGTTTAAACAATCCAGACAAAGACTTGATAGAAGCGATTATCTGGGTAGAAAGCAGAGGTAATATATTTGCCCATAATAAGCGAGAAGATGCCGTAGGATGTATGCAAATAAGACCTATAATGGTCAAGGAGGTAAACAGAATCCTTGCAAAAAAAGATATACCAAAAGTGTATACTTTGGAGGATAGATGGAGTAAGCAAAAATCTATTGAAATGTTTTACGTCATCAAATCAAATACCCCTAACCCAACACCAGAAAAATTAGCGAGAAATTGGAATGGAGGATATAAGGGTTATAAATGTGGATGCACTTTGCAATATTGGAAAAAAGTAAAAGAACAATTATGAAAACACCATTTGTAATAACAATTGAGCATTACGATACAAAGGTATCAGTACAAAAAAATCATAGCGATGTGAATGGAATAGAGCTTAAAGAGATGCTAATCACTATATGTTTAGCAGCTGGATATCATCCAAATACTGTTAACGAAATTTTTAATATAAAATGAAGATATTAAATTTATATACAGAAGAACCTACCTACTGTTATTTTTGAGGGTAAGCTTATTAATTTTGAAAAAATTAAAACTTATGGAAGTTAAAAGTATAGAAAATTACGAGTGTAAAGATTGGCTTTTAAATAAACATTATGCTAAAAGAATGTGTAGTATATCTTATGCTTTTGGTTTGTATATTGATAATGTTTTAAATGGTGTTTGTACTTTTGGGTTTCCTCCAAATTACAATTATAATAATGGTAAATGCGTTTTTAATGATTATGAATGTTTAACACTTGAGTTAAATAGATTAGTTGTAAATGATGGTTTACCAAAAAACACACTCTCCTTTTTTGTTTCTAAATGTTTAAAGATGTTACCTAAACCGAGTTGTATAGTTTCTTATGCAGACCAAAATCAAGGGCATAATGGATATATCTATCAAGCTACAAATTGGATTTATACAGGTGTAAGTACACCAAAACATAAATACGTTTTTGAAGATGGCAGCACATTTGATATTAGACGTGGAATTGATAATAAAGGTAAGGTAGTAGATAAAATATTGATAAAGCCAACACATAGGTATTTATTTTTTAATGGTAGTAAAACAGAAGTTAAGAAAATGAAAACAAAATTAAAAATGGATATATTAGAATACCCAAAAGGAGATAACAAAAGATACGATGCAAGTTATAAACCACAAACACAAATAAGACTGTTTTAAATGAAAGAGAAATCAATTAAAGAACAATTATTAGACGCAAAAACAATGGGTGCGTCTAAATTAGAGATTCAAAAGTTGCAACAACTTTTGGATAACCCGAAGAGTGAAAATCAGATCACGGAAATTACAAATCAGTTACGAGACTTACTATTAAAAAAGAACAAGGCTTATGGTAACTCGGCATTAGAGCCACTTAATGTATTCTCAAAGCAGAATGCAGTAGACTCTCTGTGTGCGAGGATAGACGATAAGTTAAGTAGGATTAAGAACAAAGGGCTAAACGATAAAACAGAAGACACGTTATTCGATTTAGCAGGGTATTTAATATTATTAATTATAGCAAAAAATGAGCAAGACTAAAACATTATTAGAAGAAATGCATTCTATGGATTTTTATACCGTATATGCAGACTCCGACTATTGGTACAATGAGTGGGAGAAAATTAACAGAGAGAGAAAAAATAACGAAAATAAAAATGAAACACAAAAGATTTGACGAGTACGTAAAGAAAATAGCTAAAGCATTTAAAATGCCAAAGAAAAAACTATTTGATGATATTGGAGAGAGGGAGGTAGTGGATGCAAGGCAGATACTATACTTTGTGTGCTTTGAAAATGGATTCCAATTAGTAAACATACAAAGGCTTATGACAAGTAAAGGTTATGAGGTTAAATACCATACAACTATATCTCACGGCATAAAAAGAATCAGAGAGAAGATAAAAAAAGATGCTGATTATAAACAATTAATTGAAGATATATGTACAAATTAGAAGATATATTTAATCAAGCACTTAGTGATAAAGCATCAGCTAAACTAATCAACAACGGCTATCAATCTATATCTCTACTTGGAGTTAAGTTAATCAAAGATGATTATACACACGAGATTCAAATACTAAACACAAACCATTCAATGTACGTACCAATAAGCGAAGAACATATGGATTTTTTTAAAAAATACGGTTGGAAATGTGGAGTTTTTGAGGTAACTTTGTACAATTATCGTTTAAAATTAAAGGCAATAGAGAGTAGGATTAGAGATGAAGTTAACGATAAGAATAGCAGTAAAAAAGTAAAACAATTATGGACACTTAGAGATGATCTAATGTCTAATTACAATAAATTAAATAATAAATTAAATGACAACAAAAAAGAAAGAGACAACATTTGAAATGTTATCGAAGATCAACGTAAACAAATTCGTTGAGAAGAAAAATGGACTAACCTATTTATCTTGGGCTTACGCTTGGAGCGAGGTTAAAAAGAATTGCCCTGATGCAACGTATGAAATCGGAGAGACAACCTACGATGATGCGTTAGGTTTTATGTGCAACACATCAGTTACTATTGATGGGGAAACACTACCTATGTGGTTACCTGTTATGGATGGTGCTAACAAGTCAATGAAGAAACAACCTTACAAATACTCTACAAGATATGGAGAGAAAAGTGTTGAGGCTGCGACAACATTCGACATCAACAAAACAATGATGAGGTGTTTAGTTAAAAACCTCGCTATGTTTGGTCTTGGCATATACATCTTTGCAGGTGATGATATACCAACGTCAGAAGTTCAAGAGGAGGTGAAAGAAATAGCTCTCATCTCATTGAAAAAAGATGATGATAATTGGAGTAAGGTTAGTGCGTTTGTTAAAGCTAACAAATCAAAAGGCATAGACACCATTTTAGATCAACTTAAAACAAAGTATACTATCAGTACATCTACTAAATCAGAACTACAAAAACTACTGAAATGAAAGATGTATTAGAAAGATTAAAAGATGATAATGAGTACTATGGGGAGTTTGGTAGCCAATATCTATCAAACTCCGACATAGGTACTTTATTGACGAATCCAAGAGAGTTTGGTGTAAGGACAGAAGATAACCCTGCGTTTGCAAAAGGTAGGTATTTTCATCAACTTATACTTGAGCCTGACAAGGCAAAGGATGTCAAGTCATTCGATTCAAGTAGCCGTAACACAAAAGGTTATAAGGAGTATTGCGAAGAGAACGAACTATCATTCGCCTTGCTTGATAAGGAGTTATTAGAGATACAATCTTGGGTAGATACTATGCTATCTAACTACGATTTCTTTAACGACATCAGGCATTCAGACAATAAGTACGAAGTACCTGCTGTAAAAGAGATAGGTGGGGTTATGTGGAAAGGTAAGGCTGATATTGTACATCCAAATATGCTTATAGACTTAAAGACAACAGGCAATATAAATGATTTTAAGTGGTCTGCAAGGAAGTATAACTACGATAGCCAAGCATACATATACGAGCAATTATTTGGTAAGCCTCTGCTGTTCTATGTAATAGATAAGACAAGTAGAATGCTTGGAATATTTAAGCCAACTATAGACACATTGGATCGTGGAAAAGAGAAAGTTATAAAAGCAATAGACGTTTATAATAAGTTTTTTGCTGACGATAGTCCTGAAAGTATAGATAATTATTTTATATCTGAGGAAATTTAAAAAAAAATAAGTAGATTTGAATCCCCTTATCATATCTACTTTTGTTTAATCAAGGGAAATCAAATTAATAAATTATGTCAAATCAAACAGAAAAAGTATTCGCTGATGGTTTTATCTTTAAGCGAAAAGAAAATGCACCTGAATTTGTAGTAGGGTCTCAGTCAATCAATGTAAACGATGCTATTGCATTCTTACAAGCAAACCAAAAGAATGGATGGGTTAACCTAGACATCAAGCAGAGTAAAAACGGAAAGTATTATTGCGAACTTGATACTTGGCAACCTAAACCACAAGGGAAAAAAGATGTGATGGAAATCATACAAGAAGATTCAGTTGAACCTTTTTAACCCAAAACTAAATGTAGATAACAAGGGGGTCAATTCAGATCCCCTTTTATTTGCTTTACTAAATGACGATTTTCAATGTCCCCTATACTACTACTACTACTATAGTAATATATATTTTTTTTTCTCTCATATGTATGAGAAAAATCGTCAAAATCGTCAATGTATTTGATAATCAATAACTTAACTAAAAAAAAACGTCACAAAAACGTCACAAAAACGTCACACAATGAACAAAAACGTCACAATTTTTAAAAATATAAGAGAAACATCGACTCCTTTCTACAGAAATATAGATTTAATATTGGATAGAATAAAGGATGGAAAGAGTCGTGATTTGGTAAAAAGTATACGTAGCGAGAATGATAAGCTACAGAGAAATGAATTAAAGAAGATGCTACCTGCTATATGTTTTAGTGGGGAGTTTACTAAACGTGAAGATAAATCACTTGTAAGTCATAGTGGTTTTATATGTTTAGACTTTGATAACTATAATAAATTTAAAGATATGCAGGATGATAAGTCAAGGCTATCTAAAGATAAGTATGTATACTCTGTCTTTGTATCTCCTTCAGGTAAAGGTCTAAAGGTAATTGTTAAGATACCTGCTGATGCAGAAAACCACGTTAACTATTTCATATCATTAGAGGAGTATTTTAATTCTCCTTATTTTGATAAGACATCTAAAAATGTAAGTAGGGTGTGTTACGAATCTTACGATAAGAATATTTATATCAATAAAGATTCTAAAGTATGGGATAAGATAAAGGAACGAGAGTATAGGGAAATAGATTCTTCTTCCACATACAAAAGCATTCCAATCACCGATGAAACAAAAGTTATAAATATACTTATGAAGTGGTGGGAAAAGAAATATCCAATGAGCGAGGGTCACAGAAACCAAAACACATACATATTAGCAATGGCTTTTAATGATTATGGTATCGCAAAGACTACTGCATATTATATATTAAACCAATATGCAACGGATGATTTTTCTATTAAAGAAATACAAACAACTGTCGAGTCTGCATATAGTAACGCTAATAAATTTGGTACAAAGTACTACGAGGATGAGGATAAGATCAATTACATAAAATTAAAATTAAGAGGTGGTGCTACTCGTAAGGAGATTATATCAGAGATATTAGATGAGAATAGCGACCTTTCCTCAGACGATGTCAATAAGGTTGTATCGAGTATAGAAAAAGAAGAGTCTAACACACAGTTTTGGACTAAGAGCGAAAAGGGTGTTATTAAAATAATACCATATTCGTTTAAGAAGTTTTTGGAAGATAATGGATTTCATAAGATATATCCCGAAGGTTCGCAGAATTATATATTTGTAAGGATAGTAAATAACCTTATTGATAATACCTCATCAGAGGAGATAAAAGATTTTGTTCTTGACTACCTTATACAATTGGAGGACAGGTCAATCTATAACTACTTTGCTGAAAAGGTTTCTTATTTCCAAGAAAATTTCCTCAACCTGATAGAGACTATTGATATTCATTTTGTGGAGGACACTAAAGATCATTCCTATCTTTACTATATAAATTGTGCCGTCAAGGTTACCACAACAGGCATAGAGATGATAGACTACTTAGATTTAGATGGATATGTTTGGAGAGACCACGTAATAAATAGGAATTTTGCATTATGCGAAAACGATAAATGCGATTATAAAATATTTATATCAAGGATATGTGGTGGTGAGAAAGATAGAATAGATACAATGGAATCTACTATTGGTTTTATGATGCACGGATATAAGAACCTATCTTATTGCCCGGCTGTAATACTTAATGATGAAGTTATGTCAGAGAATCCTGAAGGTGGAACAGGCAAGGGAATATTTATGAATGCATTGTCTCATATGAAAAAGTTAGTAGTGATTGATGGCAAGGCATTTAATTTTGAAAAATCATTTCCATATCAGACAGTATCGGCAGATACACAGATATTGCTTTTTGATGACGTTAAAAAGCATTTTGACTTCGAGAGGTTGTTTAGTGTTATAACGGAAGGTTTAACGCTTGAGAAGAAGAATAAGGATGCAATAAAAATACCATATAGTAAATCTCCAAAGGTTGCTATAACAACCAATTATGCGATTAAGGGAAGTGGAAATTCATTCGCTAGACGTAAGTGGGAAGTGGAATTACATCAGCATTATAATAGAAACAATACGCCGTATGATGAGTTTGGTAAGCATTTATTTGAAGATTGGGATAGAGATGAGTGGTGTTTGTTTGATAGCTATATGGTAAATTGTCTTAGTAGTTATATGCGAACAGGTCTAATCGAAAGTAATTTTGTAAACCTAAAGGCTAGATCATTAGAGGCTAGTACCTGTTATGATTTCATAGAGTGGTGTGGTGTTATTAGTGGAGATCCAAATCCAATGTTATCTCTAGATACTAAACTTATGGGTAATGAATTATTTAATCATTTCATTTTAGATTATCCTGATTACGGACCAAGAGCAAAGCTAACGATAAGTCGTACTGTTTTTTACAGATGGATAAAAGAATATGGTTTGTACACTACAGGTATAGAGCCTGAAAAAGGAAAAGATAATTACGGTCAATGGATTATTATTAAAAGCAAATGAAAGGATTATATAAAGTTACAGCACAGAAAGGAAGAAAGATAATATCGTCTGAAGTCTATGGAGACTCGGATGATAAAGATTCTTTGCTTGCAAGGTTAATGAATAGACATAAGGTTATTCATTCGCAAAGACCCTTATTTAAGTTAATCGACTTAAAGTTAAATAAGGATATGACTAAATTAAGTTTTAAGTTTAGAGATTACCAAAAGAAAATAATCAATGACGGTAGTGACGTATTGGTTGACAAGGGATTCCTGTACCTCGCTATGGAAGTGAGGACAGGAAAAACCCTTACAAGTTTAGGTATATGCGAAAAAGTAAATGCAAATAGTGTATTGTTTCTTACAAAGAAAAAAGCTATATCAAGTATAGAGGGCGATTACGAAAGTCTTAACCCAAAATATAATCTTGTTGTAACTAATTACGAGAGCATACATAAGTTAGACGATTCTAAATACGATGTAATTATATTGGACGAGGCACATAGTATGGGTGCATTCCCTAAGCCTAGTAGGAGAGCGAAACAGGTTCGTGAGATAATTAGATCTACAAAACCAAAAGTTATTCTTATGTCGGGTACGCCAACTCCTGAGTCGTTCAGTCAGATGTATCATCAGGTGTATGGTATACCTAACAATCCATTCAGTAGTTACAAAAACTTTTATCGTTTCTGCGATGATTATGTTAATGTTACCGAAAGAAAGATAAATGGTATGAATATCAGAGACTACTCTAAAGGTAAGCAAACTATCATAGATGCCGTG